CCATATGTTTTTCTCCTTTTTATTAGTTAAGTGCCTCACAGTGGTAAATGTCAAAAAATTACTTTTTTGCGCCACCACCAAAAGTCACGCGAGATTGCCTTTCAATATTGATTGGCATCTCAGGTCGCTGTTCCCTCATCAGATCTGAATCAACGGCTTTCATTCTGTCTTGAGTCATTCTTGCAAAGTACTCTTTACGTTGTTCCACGATCTCAATCGGAATCCTTGCCAGCACAAGGTCATCATGCCCGATCAAACCTGCGTTCTTTCCTTTTTGAATAATTGGGTAGTCGTGATCACCAAGGTCATTTTTTATTTCCTCAGCTCTTACAAATTCCCAACCTTCTCTCTGTTTTCTAGTTACATTTCTGGTATCATCTTGCCCCATTGTAGAGACTCTGATCCATCTATGTACATAGCCCTCAGGCGCAGGTGGTGCATCTAGACTAGATGATGGCATCCAAGGAGCAGATCTTTTTGGTTTCTTCTCCTCTGAAGCGCGTGAAGTTCTTTTTATTTTATTATCGCTATTCATATTAAACCTCCTTCACGAATTTAGCGTATTCTTCTAGTGGCACCCCTAATTTTTTGGCAATTGCCACCTGTGACTTGGTGAGTTTCACAGTTCTGCGTCCTTCTTGTTTTCTTCCAGCGGAAGCAACGGTTTGGACGGGTTTCCGTTGTTCTTCTTTCTTAGTTTCCTCAACAAATTTATGAGGGAATGTGTCCTTCATTCTTTTGTTAATTTCATTATAATACTCGTCACTCTCCGCATCAATACCCATGCCCACTAGATCTTCATGTATGGTAAAAGCAACGTTGGTCATGATTTTATCATTTCCAAACCAAGAATTTTTTGCAGCCCAATCTTTTGCTTTATCAGAAGGTTCAGTTTTTTGTATGTTCTCAACAGGTTGTTGAGGTTTTTTCGCTTCCTCTTCTTGCTGTTGTTTTATCTCTTCTGCTCTTCTTTTATGCTCATCAAATTCTAATTTTGCTTTTTCTTTTTGAACAGCAAGATTAGTTAAGTCATCATTTGCTTTCATGATGGCTTCTGCATCATTAGCTTCAATTGCAGCTTTTAGATTAAATTTAACTTGTTCTCTTTGAGCATCAACTCTTGCATCAAATTCTTTCAAATATTTTTCATCTGTTGCTGAAAGTTTTTGATCCGCTCCTTGATACTTTTTCTGCAATGATTTTGCATAATCAAGTGCAGCCTTTTCTCTTCTTTCAGCTTCTCTCCAATTTCTTGTGAGTTTATCTATTCTTTTTTGAATATTATCTGAAAGTTGATTTAAATTATCTTCTTTTTTTTCTTCAACTGTTTCTTTCTTTTTAGTTTCTGGTTGAGCCTCTGGTTGAGCTTCTTGTTTAGGCTCTTCTTTAGGCTCTTCGATTTCTTCAACAGTTGTTTTTTCTTCTTCTTTTTTAGCAGCGTGATCTGTATAACCTAGATCAACTTCACCAACATTTAATTTGGCTACTCCTTCTTTTTCTTTTGGTTGTTCTTGTTCAAGTTCAACCTTTTCTTCTTTCACATCATCAGTATCAAGCTCAACTTGAGGTTGTACCTTTGGTTGTAGTTCTTCTTTTGACATATATCTCTATCTCCTTAATAAAGTTGCAGAATGTCTTCTGGTTGATTTATTTTTGCGATGATTTCATCATCATTCAAAATACGGTGCTCACCATATTTTGTTTTGAAGCGTGCACCTGCATATCTTCCATAGATTACAAATTCACCTTCTTTACACCACGGGCCATTAGGAAATTTATCTTTGTCTTTGTAACAAAGATCACCTAATGAAACAACTAATCCAACGACAGTCGTCATTTGAATTGTCTCCTGTGTTGCGTCTGTATAAATAATCCCACCCTTAGTTTTCTTAGGGCCAGAATAAGGTCTTACTAACATTCGATAACCAACAGGTTTTGGAATGAGATCTAAATATTTTTTAATACCTTCTGGGTCTGTAGGGATTTGTTCTGCCTCAACAGGTTTACTGTTAGGTTTCGGAGCCTTAGGCTCAATTATTGGTATCGTCATCGATATCTCCTCGTTTCAGCAGGTCATTAAGATCCTGAAGCAGCACTTCTAAAGCACTGAGTTTTCCTCTAGCATAATGCAAACTTTCCATGCTGTCTACACCGTAGGTGATATCGTCTTTTATTTTTTGAATTTGTTTATTAATCATGTGTCTAATCTGTTGAACAGAATCTAGATCTAATTGCATAAGGTTTTATATGATATTTTAGATAGCTTTAAAACTATTTTCTTTTCATAATCTCAGTTCCCTTAATACCATACACAGCACCAACGACTGAAATGAATAAAATTTGGAACCAGGTCGGCATGTTACTGAAATATTCGAAGAAAAGATCTATTTTAGATTTTATATCTGGATCGTCCGAGAAAACTGACCAAATTAATAATAACACGGGCGCAGAAACGAGCAAAAGTACAAATTCATCTTTCCACGATTGTTGTTGATCAGATTTTATTAATGCTTGATATTCTATCTCACCTGCCGCCATTTTCTGTGCGTGCAATCTTTGAGCATCCGACATTAGCCTCTTGGATTCTTGTCTGTTTTTGTAGATATGAGCCCCAGTCTTCACTGCCATACCCAGTAGGTTTAACCAAGCCATAATACTTTTGTCTCCTTCTTAAACACATATATGGTATCATTTGCTTAAGAACCTGCCAAGCCTGCTCCCCCTGAATCTTCCATGTAAAGCTGTGCTTCCATTTAGCTTGTCTTGCTTGAGTAACAAAAAATGAACCTCCAAACATTTCTTGAAACCTTACAACCATATCTGAATCTGTTGTTTCAACTTTTAAACGCAATGTTCTTGGTCTTTTTTTTCCAGTTGACCAAACACCAAAACTTCCTTCTCCGTCAAATACACCAGACAGAAATATAATTTTTTCTTTTTCGGATAATTTATCGTAACTCACTACTTAGTGCCTACGAATTTTGAACCTCTAATTGCTGCACCTTGTCCTCTTACTCCATCTGGACGATGTGGGCAAAACATTGAACCACCTAGTTTTTTTCCTGGTACATCTCTAATTGTTTGATCTTCTTGCTCGTAAGCTTCTTCTGGTAAACCAATCGTTCTGTCATTTTGAAATGAATCAATCATCTCTAATGTTTCTGGTTCTAAAATACTTTTTACAGGTGCATCTATTCCTTGAGAGTTTGGCCCTTTTTTTGGTGGCGCACCACTTTTCTTTCCTGCCATTAAAATACTCCTTTGAACTTAGTTCCTTTAATAGCAATCCCACCACCATTGAAACCTAATTCTTCTTTCATTTCACCTTTTTTAGATGATCCTGATTTTCTTTTTTTCATTTTTGAATATGCTAAACCTGCTGCACCAAAAAAAGGAGCAATGTCTTCCATTTTCATTTTTTTCTTCTTAGCCATTTTATATGTAATTGGGCCAGTTAAAATACCAGCAACGGCTTTTATCATTTTACTTTTTTTAGTTTTCATTTTTTTTCTTTTTTTTACAATCACATTCATGATCGCACATACATGGCGTTATGCCAAGTACTCTGCATATGATTTCACATATTTTATTTTTTAACTTTGACAGCATTTGATTTCTCCCTTGCTACTTGTATTTTTTCACGAGCAACTCTTAACCTCTCATCCGATTGATCTTGCTGTTGCTCTAGTTTCATTTTCTCAAAATCAATCTTTTCATCAAACTCGTCCTCTTTTCTTTGCATATCCTCCATATTTTCCTGTGCTCTTCTTTGAATATCCATAGCTTTAAGATCGAGTTCTCTTTGTTTCAATGCAACTAATGGATCTTGTGTGCCTCCCTCTTGTGCTACAAGTATATTTGTTAATTCTGCTATTCGTTTTGCAACCATTGAGTTGAATTGAATTTGATATCCTTGTGGATCTTGTTGTTGCATTGCAATTAACATAGGATCCTCTTGTACCATTGCCCCAACTTCACCATGAGCTTGGAAAGCAATGTGATCTGAAATATGTGACTGCAATAATGCATAGACCATCGGGTTCATTTGTACCATTCTACTCTTAATAAAAGCACCGTGAGCCGTGATATGTGCTTCGTGATCCTGATCTGGAAAAGCTTTAGGGATTGTCATGCGTAAAGCTTCAGAGTTTTCTGTAGCTGGGTCTTTTGGTAATATAGGTGGTTCTGGTTTTAGTAATGTATCTATTTGTTTTGTTCCTAATGCTTCATAAACTCTTCGATATGCTTCTCTTAAGTTGTGCATTTGTGGATTTGATAGTGCAATCTTTAAATTTTCGTTTGCAAGTGTAACTCTTTGTGCCATTGAATGAATATTTGGGTCTGCAACTGGAATAACATCCACTCTATCATCAAAATCTGCTAGTTTTATTGTACGATCTGCTCCATAAACAGCGTATGGGTACACTGGTGGCAAATAATCTTTAAAAATTCCTGATAAAAGTCTAAATTCTTGTCTCATTGCGTAGTAACAACGCTTGTGAATCGCACTCATGACCCTAGAACCACGTTCCAAGAGAGCTATTGTTGTGCCAACTGCAGCTTGTTGGTTACTTTCACCCACTTGCATGTCTGCAATTCCTGCAAATCTTTGTCCTGCTTGAACAACAAAACCTAAAAGTTGAAATAAAGTTCCACTTGGTTCCTTAAATGGAAGAATTTGAAACTGATTTTTGATGTCACCACCTGGTGCATCCACGTCTCTGAACTCTCCAGGTTGAAATGGTTGGTCGTCATCTCTAATTCTGATGCCTCTCGACTTAAATCCTGCGGGTAAATTAGCTAATGTACCTGCATCAAGTAATTGTCTTAGTGAAGAAGTTGCTGAACGAGACAATCCTCCAATCATATGAATTAAACCAAAGCCATAAAAACCTAAACCTGGTAAAAATTTGTAGTGTACAAAATATTCTTTTCTAATTTCTTTTGGATCATCCATACCATAGTTACGATAGATAGATAAAATTTGTTGTGAGCCTTCGTCAATTGTAACAATGTAAGGAACTTTTACTCTTTTCTCTTTAGAATCATTTTCTGGTTCGTATTCATCTAAATCTAAATCAACATGCATCTCTAAAATATTATATTGTAAATCTACTCCAGATGTTTTCA